AGTCTTGGAAAGGGAGCCCCAAAATAATGAAGATGAATATTAAAAAATCTAGGTTAAAAAAGATCATAAGCGAAGAAATTGATTTATTTGTAGAGAATATTAAGAAAGAAAAGACAATACAGAGCAGCGAAGATGAATTAAGAAATCTCGTTAGGAAGGAGATCTTAAAAGCTCTCGATGAATAAACAGACTTATGGCATTAACAAAAAAAGAAATGATGCGGGAATTAAAACAGTGTGGGAAAGACCCATTTTATTTCCTGAATAATTATGCAAAAATCGAGCACGCTGAGAAGGGGCTAATCCCTTTCAAGACTTTCGATTACCAAGAACAACTCCTAAAAGATTTTCATGACCACAGATATAATATAATTTTGAAAGCGCGTCAATTAGGTATAACCACAATTTCTGCGGGGTATATAGCTTGGATGATGTTCTTTCAGAGGAATAAGTATGTCCTTGTTATGGCAACGAAATTTGATGTAGCGACTACGTTGGTGCAGAAAGTCAAAGCGATCATCAATCATCTTCCCCCTTTTTTCAAACAATTAACAAATGTTGATCTGAACAACAGAACTTTTTTCTCACTAAAAAATGGATCAAAAATTCAAGCGTCTTCTACCTCCTCTGACGCAGGCCGTTCTAAGTCGGCATCGTTGTTAGTCATAGATGAAGCAGCTCATATAGAAAAGTTTGAAGATTTGTGGACAGGTTTACAACAAACCCTTGCAACTGGAGGTCGATGTATTGCTTTATCAACTCCGAACGGCGTTGGCAATTGGTTTCATAAGACTTGGGTTTCTGCGGAGAGCGGCAACAGCAATTTTAAACCAACCGAACTGATGTGGGATGTTCACCCTGACCGGGACCTAGAGTGGTTTAGACAAAACACAAAAGATCTCACAAAAAGACAAATCGCTCAGGAATTACAGTGTAATTTTAATGCCTCTGGAGATACAGTCTTTACGCCGGAAGATATTGGAGCAATATTTAACTCAACCAAGGAGCCGGAGTATAAAACTCAATTTGATAGAAACTATTGGATCTGGGAGACCTTTAACAAAGACTTCACCTATATGATCTCTGCTGATGTTGCCAGAGGCGACGGGGCAGATTATTCAGTTTTTCATGTTTTGAAGTTAGAAACAATGGAAATCATTGCCGAATATCAAGGAAAGGTGGCACCAGATATATTCGCAGAGATCTTATATAGCGCTGGGTCTGAATACGGCAATTGTATGATTGTTGTCGAAAACAATACAATTGGGTTCTCTACACTAGAAAAACTAAAAGAGAAGAAGTACCCTAATATATATCATTCAATAAAGTCAACTCACGAGTATATCGAGGAGTATCTGGCCGAGAACAGAGGAGGCGCTGTAGCGGGGTTTACGACTTCTTCAAAAACTCGGCCATTGATTATCGCCAAGCTTGAGCAATTTATTAGAAATAGAGTGATTACCATATATTCCTCAAGGTTGGCAAACGAAATGAAGACTTTTATATGGCATAACGGCAAGGCAACTGCCCAAAGGGGATATCACGATGATCTTATTATGGCGCTAGCTATTGGCTGCTGGGTCAGAGATACAGCTATCATTGAAAACAGGCGAGACGTGGAATACACAAAGGCAGCCTTGACTGCGATAACGACATACAACTCAACATTAAATACTTCAATCGATGGGATGCCCGAACATCGCTCTATAAATAACAGTGGTAAGATTAATCAGCAAAGAGAACTTCTCTGGCTATACAAAGGTTAAAATAATACATGTCGAGTAAAAAAAGAAAAATATCTCCTTTATATCGAAGATTAACTAAATTGTTTTCAGGGCCGTTGGTTAATTATCGGTCACAAACTGAGAAGCAGCTAAAAAGAAGATACCTTGATAAATATAATTTTAAGTCCCTTAGTGGGCAAACTTTCAAGAAGACTGCGTACAATCCTTTAGAAAACTTGACGTCTGAATTAATGTCTTCTCAAGAGAGAGTCGGCAGATATAGTGACTTTAATCAAATGGAGCACAGACCTGAGTTGGCTTCGGCGCTTGATATTTATGCAGATGAAATGACAACATCGAGTGGACTCTCTAAAATGTTGAAAATCGATTGTCCCAATGAAGAGATTAAATCTATTCTAGAAGCCCTCTATACGAACATCCTTAATGTCGAACAAAATTTACATGGTTGGTGTCGTGCTATGTGCAAATATGGTGACTTTTATCTTTATCTTGATATAGACGAAGATTTTGGGATCAAATATGTCCACGGACTACCAGTCGGAGAAATAGAGCGGATGGAGGGTAAGGATCAGACAAACCCAAATTATATTCAATATCAATGGAATACTGGCGGAATAACCTTCGAAAGCTGGCAAGTAGCACATTTTCGGGCCCTTGGCAACGATAAATTCGCCCCATATGGAACCTCAGTACTCGATCCCGCCCGTAGAATATGGAGGCAGTTAAACCTGCTTGAAGACGCGATGATGGCTTATAGAATTGTTAGATCGCCCGAACGTAGAGTTTTTTATATAGATATTGGTAATATGGGCCCGGAAGATGTAGAGCAATATATTGAAAAAGTAAAAACACAAATGAAGCGTAATCAAGTTGTTAACACTAATACAGGCCGGGTTGACTTGAGGTACAATCCTCTTTCTATAGATGAAGATTATTTTATACCAACTAGATCGGGGAATACTTCAAGGATTGAGACCCTACCCGGAGGTTCCTACACTGGCGATATAGATGATGTTAAATATATGCAAAACAATCTATACGCCGCCATCAAAGTCCCTCAGGCATATATAAGCAGGGGAGAAGGAGCGAATGAGGATAAATCAACCCTCGCCCAAAAAGATATTAGGTTTGCGAGAACAGTCCAAAGACTACAAAGAAATATTATTTCAGAGATGGAAAAAATTGGAATCATTCACCTTTATACTCTTGGGTTCAAAGGCAGAGATCTCATAAATTTTAGGTTGTCTTTAAATAATCCCTCTAAGATTGCCGAGATGCAGGAGCTGGAGCATTGGCGGACAAAATTTGATGTTGCTTCTACTGCGACAGATGGGTTTTTTAGCAAGAGATGGGTAGCTAAGAATATTTTTAACCTGTCAGAAGAAGAATTTGTTAGGATACAACGAGAAATGTATCATGATGCAAAATTTAGAGCATCTCTTGAGAAAGTCGCAGAGATCGCGCAACAAGAATCTGGAGGGGACTTCATGGGAACCAGTGTGCCTGCCTCCGAAGCGACGCCTCCCGACGGAGGCGAAGATGGGCCGGTAGATCTAGCTGGTGAGAGCCCGGGGGATGATCCTGCGGGAGGCGGAGCCAGCAGCGCCGAACCAGAGTCGGGAGATTCCCCTGACTCTGAAGACTCCGCAGTTGACTCACTACTGGCTGTTCCTGAAGCTGGCGCAGGAAAGCGTGATGATAGATGGTATATGTCTCACCGGAAAAAAGGAGTGGCTGGACCAAAAGATAAAGGCAAGAAATATAATCCGGTTGCAAGTGATTCACGGTCAATGGGGGCCAGAAAAAGAAGCTACTTTGCCGCAGACGGCGAATCAACCAATACAGTGAGGAGTACGTTTAAAGGATTAAGTGATCTTCGAAGGTATTCTAGGGGTATTTACGAAGAGGGGCAAACTAGTTATGTTAATGAGGAAGAGAACCTTTTGTTTGAAATGAAAAGGGAAGTAGCCGACTTGATCAAGGGTATGGAGTTAAAGAAAAATGAGAATGAAACACAATAAAAAAAGAAATATTGCTTTTATATATGAGGCTTTGATTAGAGAGGCGACTAAGGCAGTTATCAATAAAGAGTCTTCTCAAAAGATAAAGGTCTTCTCAATTTTGAAAGAGTTTTTCTCGAAAGACAAGATACTTGCCAAAGAACTACGGACGTACAAGGCCATCTACGAAACCGACTCTGTTGACAAAAAAATAGCAGATAAAATTATTCAAGAGGCCAAGATAGAATATCTTAGATTGGATAAAGAAAAAATATTCCAAGAACAAACAAAGTTGATTGACACCATCAATACCGAACTTTCTCCGAAAATTTACAATAATTTTATCCCAAACTATAAAGATCTGGCTACAATTCATCAAATATTCAACTCTTCTACCTCTATTAAGTCTAGAGTTATCCTTGAGGAATCAATCGCGAAAAATATATCGATGAGGGCGGGGTCGCTTAAGTCTATGAAGACTGTCGATAATTTAACGATGAAGACCTTCCTTAAAAAATATAATAAGAAGTATGGAGATCTTCTAGAAGAACAGAAAAATTTACTTGGTTGGTTCATTACTTCTTTCGATGACAAAGGAACTTCATTAAAGCTTTATCTTAATGATGAAATCTCAAGGCTAAGAGATGAACTGAAAGAGTCGAAGAATGTTAAAGGCATTTCCGACGACGACATGATTATGAAAAAAATAGGGCTTGTCCTTGAGACTCTCGACTCTTATAGCGAGAGAGAAATTGATCGTTCAATGCTACAACAAATATTGAAGATACAAAATTTAGTTGGAGATCTTAAAGAAAATGTCAATAACGATTAAGGTAGGGCCAGAGGCTCACAAAAAAACCGTAACCCTACACGCCAGAAAGTCGGTTAACGGTGATATTATTTTATATGACCACCCGGAAGTCGATATAGTAGTGGCCCCGAGGAAGAAGAGGATAACAATCATCGCGAAAGAGCGAATAACCGACGATGTTTACGATGTGCAGGATAGAATCTTCTCATATCTTGCAAAAAAAGGGATTGTCGCGCTGGATTCTATTCAAGGTGGCAACGTTTATGGGACGATGGAAGCAAAGTATCAAATCAACGATAACCTTAACGGCTTAAATTTGCTTCTTATAGAACTGGAGAGGTACATCAGCAGCGATAAACAGGGCTATATTTATAACGATTATTTTGAGAAAATGGAAGAATCTTTTGTAGACCCCGATGAGGAAAACTCAACTGAATTGGGCGAAGTTCCTCATGAAGAGTCACAAGGGTCTCTCCGCCCCGGATACCTTCTTTACCCATATGGATCGGTTGGATCCATGAGCTTACATAGGATGTAAAATGGAACTATTAACTTTTGTCTTGGTCGCGTATGGAATGACTCTGATTCTTGCTTATGGTAAGGTGCTAGATAAAATTAGACCTGATTACTATTTTTTTAGATGTCCAATGTGTCTAGGATTTTGGGTTGGAGTATTTCTCTGTGCTATTAACTCGTGGACAGGACTATTTACTTTCGATTGCTCTTTTGTGACTGCTTTTTTACTCGGCTGTCTTTCGTCTGGAACTTCGTATGCCCTTACGATGTTGTTCGATGATTATGGAGTAAATATTAATTTAACGGGAGGTGATAAAACATGATGAAGCGTTATATGTTACGTGGAGTTAGGCGTTGTAGATCTGGGTGTATACCCGTGCCGGGGTGAGCCCGGCTTTAGAGGAAAAGGCTAGTGAATAAACGAAATAAAAAAACGACTGTACTACTAGAAGACGTAACTCACGAAGATTTTAAAACCGAAGAGGCGTGGGAAAAATTTCTTCGCCTATGGTATTTAACAAAAGGTACGTTTCATCCGAATGAGGATCGCCAAGCTGGGCTGAAAGCCCAAGACGAAAAAGAATATCAGGCAAGAAACGACAAGCGCCAAGTTGTGACTGGTGCAGTGGAGAACAAGAAAGTGGTTGATTCAAATGACAAACCCACCAAAGATATTAATAAGGTCCCTAGCGACGATATCAAAAAAATATATAATCATATTGATAAGATAACGGATTATGTTACAACATTAAATATCAGAACAATAAAACGGGAAGATTTTAAACAGATGAGAATGCGTGTTGACGATCTGGAAAGGGGGCTGGCCGTGAAACTCGGTAAGATGGCTGTTGATATTGATAAAATAAATAAAGCTCCAGAGATACGAGCAGCTAGAGAAGAGAATGAAAGGGGAAGCCGAGGGCCCGCAAGATACCTGAGAAGAAAACAAACAAAAGAAGTGAAGAATTGGATGAAGTCCGAATACCCAGCCTTCTGGGGACCCCTGCCCCAAAAACAAAAAACCTATCTTATTGATAAATTTATAGAGGGCGGGACCCCGAGACTTCAAGCGGCAATTGTTGATCTGCAAAAAAAGCTCGCGTTGACCGAGCGGGTGGATCCTTTAGAAGAAATTCGAATAAATAAACTAAACGAAAAAACAGCCAATTGGCAATACTTAGCAGGAATAAAGAAAAGATGAGTAAGTATGTTTTAAGAGAGTATTATGAACTTTGTGCAGATGGTATCTGCATGGATGTTTTAAATGAAGAAGAAAAACGAAAAGCGGCAACCGGTGTTGTTTATCTTTCTGGGAAACTTCAAGAGGCTGACTGCAGAAACGGCAATGGTCGAAAATATCCGCAAATGATCCTTGAGCGTGAAGTTAAAAACTACCAAAATTTAATCAAAGAACGAAGAGCACTGGGAGAATTAGATCACCCCGATGACTCAGTAATCAATCTTAAAAATGTCTCTCATCTAGTTACACAGGTGTGGTGGAGCGGTCCCTCAGTAATGGGGAAGATTGAAGTCTTAAACACCCCATCGGGCAAAGTTCTTCAAGAATTAATCAATGCGAATGTGAAAATTGGAATATCATCAAGGGGTTTAGGGTCGGTCAGACAGCAGGGTCAGGATACCATTGTTGAAGATGACTTTCAGCTAATTTGTTTTGATATTGTTTCGGAACCTTCCACTCCTAACGCCTTCATGCTTAAAGAATGGAAACAAAGAACTTCAGGAAACAACATCATATCTAAACTAAACAAAACTTTGGACGATATATTAAGATGAAATTGACAAAAAAACTTTTAGAATCAATGATTTATAACGTGATGGAAGCCGGAACCAAGGTAGAGCTGGATAACCAGTCGAATACTACCCATGTACATGGACGCATCGGAGCTCTCGCTGGAGATACAGTGATAGAACCGGGACACCAACCTGCTAACTATCCATCTTCCAAGCCTATTGATATGAAAAACGAAGAAAAAGATTGGCTTGAATTCATAAGAGCGAATTTTAAACAATTCCGCACACTACCTCAACTCCTTTATATTATAGAGTCTCTTCTCTATATTGAAAAACATCTGGGCAGGCCAGCAAGATTAAATCCCAACAATAACTTACAAGAGAACTTGGAAGGAGTAGTGGGTATTAGAGCCAGAGTCCTTACCCGAGCTTTGAGCGACATATTAGCAGAAGACCACGGAATAGATTCTGCTGTCGAGAATAAAGACGGGATAGCAATATATATTATGAAGACCTCTTTGACTAGCATACTTAACTTTTACGAAAATTTTAATATAGCATATGGCCGTCCGCCTGCGGTTAAGTACGCAGACCTACCAAAAAATGTCAGTGAAGAATATAGTGCTGAGCGGATGAAAGAGTATGCTAGAGGTACAAAGCAGATGGCCTCAAATCTTTTGGCTTCTCTCAAAACAGCGATAGAAAACCACACACCTTCAGAGAGAAAGAATGAATAAGAGAGAACTAAAACACATATTAAAACCTTTAATCAAAGAATGTATTAAAGAAGTTATTTTTGAAGATGGGGTTTTATCTAATATTATTTCAGAAGTTGTTATAGGAACAGAATTAATAAAAGAAAATAATAAAAGCTCTTCAGGCATTATACCTAGATCTAAAAACTTGTCAAGGAAAAAAACAACACAACCTAAAAAACAAAAAATTGAAATGCAGAGCAATCGCAATAAGATTTTAGAATCTTTAGGTAAAACAGCATATGGTGGGGTTGACATATTTGAAGGAACTGCTCCCCTCTCAAGGGGAGGTGTACCATCTAACCCATCAGTAGTAAGCACTTCCTCAGAGGGAGCACCTATGTTTGACGACCTTGATCCTTCGGATCCCGGCGTTGATATCTCCAAATTTTTTTAATAAGGAAAACAAATGGCTAAAAGAGTTAACTTAGAGGTAAAAGTTCGTCATGGCGATTCTTTAGAGCGAGCAATCAAGAAGTTTATGAGGAAGTTAAAGAAAGAAAGAATCGTTGAAGAATATATAGCGAAGCAACGATATGAAAAGCCGTCAGCGGTTAGGCACAGAAAGAAAAGATTATCTGAGAAAAAGAGAAAACAAGAGTTAGAGGCTGAGAAAGAAAAAGAGAAAACTATTTATACTAGCGGCGGAAGGCCTCCAAAAAAGACCAAGAGGTAAATGAGTCATGTCAACATTTAAATATCACAAACCGGGACTTCAAAACGTTGGATCATATCAGGCGTCTGCAATCCCATACGTTACGTCATCCTTAACTGTGGCAGCGTCTGGAACAACTGGGCCTACTGTTGTTTCCCTCCCCCAGATTTCAAGATTTGTCACGGTAAAGAACACTGTTGATGAAGCCTCCACGACAGGCTCGATGAGGGTCGGGTTTTCTTCGCAGGGTACCGTGGCTTCATCTTCCTTGGGGCACCCGAACAATTATTTTATTCTTGACCCCGGTGAGAGTTATACTGGTGAATGGCGCGTTAGAGATATCTATCTCATGGGTCACGCCGAACATGAAGCTTCCGCTTCAATAATAGCAGGTCTTACGCCGATCTCCACATCTTCACTAGCCTTTGATAACTGGTCTGGTTCACTCGGCATCGGCTAATACAGGGGGTCACGATGGCAGGTAGAGGGTCTTGGAGTTCTGATCATACCTTGCAAACTTATGCAAGGGTACACGACGAGCAATCCAAAAAGTCTGGCGTCGAAGTGACCCCTTTGGTGCTGGGTTCAACAGGTGTCGTTCAGAATATCTTCCCCAGAATATTTGGCCCTGCTGATAGCGGCCCGTTGGTGTTGGCCACAACTGCGGTTGACGGAAACACATACACTGCGTCCTGTGATGATGATTTAATCTTTTTTAGAATAAATACCGCAGTTTCAACCGTGCAGAGGGTATTACTACCTTCTGCGGCGTCTTGCGCTGGAGGTTTTTTTATAATCAAGGACGATTTGGGCGTAGCTGGAACCCCCAACCCTCACAACCCCGGTGTGAATTATTATATATATGTTAGAGATTCTACGAGTACAATAGATGGCGAGAGTAATTATATTATAGAAAATCAATATGGCGCAGTGTGGCTCCTTTCAGATGGAACAGACTACCACTTATTAGAGGTGTTTTGATATGTCACTTAAATTAGATTATAACGTTATCACTTCAGATTATTCTTGTAGTTCCGGAGATACAACAATTATCGTTGATACAACAACAGCCGCTATACAGGTTACACTTCCCCTTGCAAGCACCGAGAATGGGAGAATTATAATTGTAAAAGACTCAGAGGGGAGTGCCTCGGTTAATAATATTACAGTGGAATCCCAAGGATCAGAAACAGTAGAAGGTGCTACAAGTCTATTAATACAGTCTGATTATGGCTCAATTATTCTCGCATCATCTGGAAGTGAAGGTTCCTATCCGGGTTGGGCTTTTGTATCAACAAACTAACCTATAATAATTATTTTTCTTTTAAGGACGAAGAATACTATTTATTGATAGATAAAAATGATCGGGAGATATAATATGTCTGATATGCTGAATGATGCAATCGTCGACGCCGAGGCGTTGAAAGTTGCTGCTTTAAAAAACGCAGAAGCACTTTTTCTGGAAAAACACTCATCTGAGATTAAAGAAGCTGTCGAAATGCTTCTCGAACAAGATGATCTGGATATGCTTGGTCTCTCTGGTGGGGGGTCAGCTGGAGATAGTCTTGAAGTAGGACCTCAGACTGATGTTTCCCCTGAAGAAGAGGCAACCCTGAGCGATATCCCTTACGTCGGGAGTCACCACCTTGATACAGTACCCGGAGTGATCGAGGAAGACGAGCTGGTAGAGATTGATCTCGACATATCAGACCTCGCAGGGGAACTTAATGATGATCCCGCTCCTCCCCCCACGGGAGAAGAAGAATTGGGTGATGGCATGAACCTTGATTTTTTAGATGACTCCGATCTCCCCCCAACAGGAGACCCTAGCTCTGAGATGGAGATAAACGAAAACCTTCTTCAGGGGATACTCGAAGAGCTTGAGCTTGATTATGAATCAAAACCTCAAGGGTTCGCGCCACGCGGAGCAATGCCAACCAAAGAGCTGGAAAGAAAACTGGAGCTTCTTGATTCGATTGAAGAACTTGAAGCCGAGAATGGCAAAATTAAAGATGAAAATGAAAACCTAAAAGAATCTCTCGATCTTCTTGAAAAGATCCTTGAGGACCAAAAGAATACAAATAAGAAGTATGTTCGAGGAGTCAGCGCCCTCGAACAAAAACTTAATGAAGTCATGCTTTCGAATGCAAGACTTCTATATACCAACAAGGCCTTGAATAGTATCTCCTTGAATGAGCGACAAAAACAAAAAGTTGTCGAATCTATTTCAAGAGCCTCAACTGTCGAAGAAGCTAAGGTTATTTTTGAAACCCTTGAAAGCGCAGTGGGAGCCCTTTCTACCAGAAAGAGAACTCCAAAATCACTTAGCGAGGTTGTTAGCCGAAATTCTTCACCCTTTTATTCACAGAGAAAAGAGTCAAAATCAATGGAAGAATCTTTTGCTCAACGAATGAGAGAAATTGCTGGAATTAAAAAATCATAGGAGGATATCTAAATGTCTGTTTATAAAAAATTAACAGAAGGCCTTGTCGACCGCAATTTGCGGAAAGAAGGTGCTGCTGTACTTGACAAATGGGAGAGTACCGGACTTCTTGAAGGTCTCGACTCTCCCCAGAAAAAGCGATCGATGGCTCGGTTGCTTGAGAACGAAGCGAAAGAAGTTCTTCGCTTGACAGAATCTTCTTCAATGGCCGGTGGTGACGTTGAAGGCTTTGCAGCCGTTGCATTTCCAATGGTTCGAAGAATCTTTGGATCACTCGTTGCAAACGATCTGGTCTCTGTCCAACCAATGTCACTCCCCTCAGGGCTGATTTTCTTCTTGGATTTCACCCATAGTGATAGCACAGCGAGTCGCCTTGGTGGAGTTGCTGATGCATCAATTTATGGTGGCGGAGTTGTGGCAAGCGAACTGACCGGTGGTGTCTCTGACATCAAAGAAACTGGCGGTGGTTTTTATAACCTCGCAAACGCTTATTCTTCACCAACTGGCTCTGTTCCTGTCGCCGGTAATGCATCTACATTATCTCTTAATACGGCTCAATTCCAGATTTCATCAGCTACAGATGCACAGCTTAAGACTATTCAGTATGACCCTGATCTTGTCGGAACTTCTGATCATGTTCTGGTTCTTACTTTGGCTTCTTCTGCTTTGACTTCTTTGAACAAAGACTTGGTTACAGCCGTTGGGGTCACTGTTGGTGGCGACACTGATGCTACTCTTGTCCGAAGATTGACCAGAATTGATGTTCGAACTGGAGATATTACCCTTGTTCTTAAAAAATCAAGTGCGTTTACCGACACCGCTGCAGATGATACATACGACGCCGACAACGCCGAGGTTTTACACTCTGGTGCAAGCCACGTATTTACTTATCCAAAAGCTGACGCCTTCGCAGAGGCAGGTCTCGGTGCTGTTGTTGGTACTGATAACTGGGGACTTGAAGGTGCAAATGATACCGGAGGCGCGTTCAATGGCAAACCAGTCGATCAGATCCCTGAGATCGACATCAAGGTTGACTCTATCGCAGTGTCAGCAATGACCAAAAAGCTCAAGGCAAAATGGACCCCAGAACTGGGCCAAGACCTTCAGGCTTACCATAACCTCGATGCTGAAGTTGAGCTTACCGGTATTCTCTCCGAGCAGATTGCTCTTGAGATCGACCGAGAAATCCTCAACGACCTCATCCAAGGTGCAACCGCCGGTACTTACTACTGGTCACGTCGTCCCGGTCGATTCGTTGATCGCGGCACAGGTAGTGATATCAGCTCTTTCTCTAACGAGTCACTGCTTGGTGCGGACTTCACGGGTACCGTCAGCGAATGGTATGAGACTCTTCTCGAAACCGTCAATGACATCTCGGCTCAGATCCACCGCAAGGTGCTCCGAGGTGGCGCTAACTTCATCGTCATCGGTCCTGAAACCGCTAACATCCTTGAGTTCACCTCTGGCTTCCGAGCTTCCGTGACTCATGATTCGGTTACTGGTACCACCGGTGCGGTCAAGATTGGTTCAATGTCGAAGAAATTCGACGTCTATGTCGATCCTTACTTCCCTCGTAATCTCGTCCTCGTTGGTCGTAACGGAGGCAGCTTCTTGGAAAGCGGATATGTGTATGCTCCATATGTCCCACTCCAGACTACTCCCACGATCTTCGGAGTCGAAGACTTCGTGCCAAGAAAAGGCGTCATGACTCGATATGCGAAGAAAATGGTTCGTCCTGATATGTATGGCCTCGTTGTCATCAAGGACTTCCTCGGTTAATTCGTTTAATTGATTTGGCTTAAAACCCCACCTTGACTAGTTTGAGGTGGGGTTTTGTATATCTTGGACTATTTACTGAGAGGAGGGTTTATTAATGGCAATTCCCACACTTACCCCTGAAAGTCAATTGGTCGCCGTTGCTTTACCCTCGGGCAGCTCGGATACCGCAGCACAAGTTATCGATGCTTTACCGCATAAAATCTACACAAGCCAAGAATTTGTGACAGGAGCATTAACTCAAGTCGCATTTACTTTTGTAAAGCTTGGTGGAAATGTCCTAGATATCGAATTAAATAAAAAAGATATATATGCGAATTATGAAGAAGCCTGTTCTGAATATTCTTATCTAGTTAATATTCATCAAGCAAAAAATGCTCTACCTAGTCTGCTTGGAAACACGACAGCCTCTTTTGATCATAAAGGCGAGGTCGAAGCTGGAGGACCCGAGGGTATTGAGCTAAAATATCCCCGTCTTCGTTTTGAATATGCAGCAAGGGTCGCCGACGCTGTTGAGACCAAGATAGGGATCGGAGGGTCTCAGACTATTTACTCTGCATCCTTCGATACAGAGGTCAACAGACAGGATTATGACCTGCAAGAGATCATTACAACCTCTGCTGCGTCTGACCCAGACCTGCCTTATTCAGACGTAAATCTCGGTGCAGGAAAAGTCGGGAACAAAAGAATTGAAATCAAAAAAGTGTTCTTTAAAACTCCTCAAGCAATGTGGAGATTCTTTGGGTATTATGGTGGCCTGAACGTTGTTGGTAATATGTTCTCATATGGTCAATATACGGACGACTCAACCTTTGAAGTAATCCCCGCTTGGCAAAATAAATTGCAAGCCATGGCCTTTGAGGATTCAATGAAGACAAGAGTATCCCATTATTCCTATGAATTAAAGAACAACAAGATAAGAATATTCCCTGCCACTGCCCTTATTCAGCCACGAAAAATGTGGTTTGAATTTACGGTTCAAGAAGACGCTTGGGCCGAGAGTACAGACAGAACCTCGGGTGTCAGTGGAATAAATAACATGAATACACTTCCATATGGTAACATACCATACGAGAGTATAAACTCAATGGGTAAACAATGGATCAGACGTTTTGCTTTAGCCTTATCTAAGGGTGTTTTAGGTAAAATTAGGGGAAAATTCCAAACTTTGCCAATCCCGGGTGAGTCTGTAACACTCGACCACGCTGTTTTGGTCACGGAAAGCAAAGAAGAACAAGAAAAACTCAGAGAAGAGCTAAAAACTGTCTTGGCAGAGATGACTTACGATAAATTAGCGGAGATAGACGCTTCAACAATGGAATCAGCGTCAAAAGTCCATCAACAGATGCCTAATTTGATCTATGTTGGCTAATTTAGGAGAAATTTGATATGTCCGAATGGGAACAACCAAAATCACCACCTGCCCCACTATTTTTGAATAAAAAAGAGCGCGATCTCGTCAAACAAGTAAATGATGAACTGATCGAGAGAGTAATCGGACAGCAGATTCTTTATTATTCAATAGATTTGGAACATACAAACTTTCATCCTATATATGGGGAGGCGATGCATAAAACTTTCTTACCACCAGTGAGAGTTTATGCGCTAGTTAATCTAGATTTATTTGAAACCTCCTTCCTTCAGGGCGGAGCATTAGACAAAAAGAAAGAGATAACTGTAAAATTTCATAAAAGACGACTGACAGATGACCAAAACCTCTTCGTAAGCGAAGGAGACTTTGTGTTATATAGTGACTTGTTTTTTGAGATAGTGACTTTGACAGAACCAAAACAATTGTTCGGACAGATGGATCACAGATTTGAGATAGCCGCAAAATGCATATATTCAAGGAAGGGGTTGTTTGATGGAAGATAATCTAAGAGAGATACCGTTTCAGCCTTCGACGATAGAAGGGATCGACGAAACACTTTTTGAATGGTTGAGAGACACTGCTGATGTCCGATGTACAACTGCTGATGGGTTTAAAAAAGTCCCCACCCTTTGGATCTCTGCGGAGAGGCCGTTTCAAAGGAAGCACAACCAAGACCTTATGACCTCTTCTGGGTCTTTGAATCTCCCGATAATAACTCTCCAAAGAGATGGTATCTCAAAAGATAATGCAAAAAAAGGGTCTATATGGGGAAATATGCCAGCAGTTGCTGACGCGAAGGGTGGGTCAATAGTAATAGCAAGAAAGATAAATCAAATTAAGACTTCTAATTTTGCAAACGCAGATGCCAAAAGAACATATGGGCAGATGAACTATAGGAATAGGAGAAAGAATAAGAAGGTCGTATATCAGACTATCTCCATACCTCAGCCAGTTTATATAGAGATTTCATATAAGATAACTCTGATAAGCCAATACCAGCAACAAATAAACGAAATGGTTACTCCTTTCATAACTAAACCGGGTAACATGAATTATTTTGTGCTTAATAAAGATGGGCACTCTTATGAGGTATTCCCGGATACGGATTATTCACAAGACAACACCGTTGAAGACATGTCCTCGGAAGAGAGAAGATATAAGACAACGATCGGGTTAAAGGTTCTGGCCTACTTAATAGGGGAGGATAAGAATCAAGAAACGCCAAAGTTTGTTGTTAGGGAAAACGCAGTTGAAGTAAAAATCCCGAGAGAACATGTCGTGCTGGGGGACCCTCTAGAACAAATAGATAAGAAGGGGTCTTATAGGGAATAATAAATAAAATGACTTTGCTGTTAACTGTAACTATTTATTAAGACGAAAACGTTGTGCATTAGTGCTCGATAGGAGACGATAACATATGACATCCAGAAGTTTTAAATTTTTATCACCGGGAATCTTTTTAAACGAGATTGATAATTCCCAATTAACAAATTTTCCTGCCGGTATAGGCCCAGTTGTTATAGGGCGAACTAGTTATGGGCCCGGGCTCAGACCAACAGTTGTAGAATCTTTTGATGACTATGCTGCTGCATACGGGTTACCTAACCCCGGCGTTGGCGGGGGCGATCAATGGAGAGATGGAAACTCATCAGGCCCAACATATGCTGCTTATGCTGCCCAAGCTTATCTTCGCGCTAATGGCCCAGTAACAATGATTAGGCTTCTCGGTGAAGAATCTCCCTCTGCATCAACCGAAGGAAAAGCCGGGTGGGTTACAAGGAAGCCCTCTACTTCTGAGTCCGCTCTGCTTACTTCAACTGGAGGTGGTGCTTATGGCTTGTTTATATGTAATTCTAGTTCCGCCGGGAGTGAGGTGCACGGAACTGGATCTCTTGCGGCAGTTTTCTATTGTGGGCAGGGAGTCCCAATGCTCAAGGGTAAAATCGCAGGCACATCCACTGTAACTTCATCTGCAGGAGTATTTGTCGACTCGACCGACAAACAGGAATTTACTATCAGAATAATATCGGGTTCAAATCCTGACACCACAGCCGAACTTGGTGAAACTTTCGTATGCAACTTTACACCATCCAGTAAAAAATTTATTAGAAAGGTGTTCAACACAAACCCATCGCTCACTAACGGGGTCACCAATGACCCCAGTGTCGCTAAGACTTATTGGCTTGGTGAGACCTTTGAAAACGATGTCCTTACCACTTGCGATGAAGGAACTCAGATTGGCATAATTTTGGCACTTAACGCATCTGGTTCTACGGCCCCTACTGCAGAGCAAGCAGATTTTAGAATGCCAAACCTTGAAGCAAAAACTCCATGGGTTGTCAGCCAACATCAGGGTGCCCCCACTGATTTCGTTGGTGAATTCAGCTCTCAAGAGGTAGAGAAATTATTTAGGCTTGTGTCGATCAAAGGTGGCGAATGGCCTTCGAAAAATCTCAAAGTCTCAATAACAAATATTAAAGCCTCAAGAAACGTTTTTGATTCATATGGTACGTTTGATCTCCTTGTGAGGAAATCTAATGATACCGATATGAATATTCAAGTAGTTGAGAGATTCTCGGGTTTATCGTTAAACCCTAAATCACCGACTTTCGTTTCGAAACGGATCGGAGATCAATACCTTAAGTGGGATGAAACTAATGGCAACTACAGAATTATTGGTAACAACCCAAATCTTTCAAATTATTTTAGAGTAGAAGTGTCCTCTAGGCTCTTAGCGGGCGGCCTTAACAAAGATCTAATACCCTTCGGATTCTATGGGGCCCCCAAACACAAGGCTTTCTCTATTATTGGAGGTTCGGGTCGAGGAACTGCACCATATAATCCCGCCCGCCCTGACGATTATCTTGACAGCTCTTATGTCGATGGCCGTTTGGGCCTTCCTTTTGTCGAAGACACCGACACGAACGGACATTTTGTTAATATATTAGATGAACAAATCGCATCTGACGACGGGACCTTCAACGCATCGTTCGGATTTCCAGAGATTCCCCTTAGGCTTGACACAAAGCACGTCAGCACGTCAAGGCCTGAAAATGTTTACTTTGGTATAGACCTCGAAGTCACTGGTACGACGCTATATAACCACGGCTACGCTGACCTCACACGACCAGCAGCCAGAAATATCGGAACAAACGAAGATAAGACTGAAATCGACTCTGATGGGTTGCTTATTTACTCTTATTGGTTCACCTTGGACAATGTAAGTGCTAGCTCCCAAACTGCACCTTACCACGCTGTGTACGTTTCCGGTTCTAGGCAGGGTGGACTTTCCCTTACTGCCGATCCTCTGTATGGTATTGTCGAATTACTTGACCGAGGTCATAATAAATTTACTATGCCCGTTTTGGGGGGTCACGACGGACTGAATGTTCTTGAGCGAGAGCCTTTTGGACAACATGTCTTGAGCGAAACAGCGACTGAAGAGAATAACTATGCTTATTACACTATTAACAGGGCACTCACTTCGGTAGATGACAAAGAGATGGTTGAGATGAACATTCTGTGTGCTCCCGGTGTAGTAAATCCTCGGCTCACAAAAAAGATGATTGACATTTGTGAGACACGCGGTGATGCTATTGCTGTTATCGATATCGAGGATGATTATATTCCTGCAACCGACAGTAGGCTTCCAGAGGCAGATAGGATTTATTCAGTAAAAGACGCGGTGGCGTCTTTGGACGCCCGAGGTATCAATTCTTCTTTCGGCTGCGCCTATTATCCTTGGGTTCAGATTGCAGACGCATTCAGCGGGGATTCTGTTTGGGTTCCCCCGTCAACGATCGCCCTCGGGGTCCTTGGGAGTTCAGAGGCTCGGTCGGAGCTCTGGTTCGCACCTGCAGGGTTCACTAGGGGTGGGCTGACAAATGGCGCAGCGGGGCTTAACACACTTTCAGCAAGGCAACGCCTTACTTCAAAAGACAGAGACGTTCTTTACGAATCGAATATTAACCCTATTGCCAGTTTTCCCTCTGAAGGCTTGGTTATCTTCGGCCAGAAGACTCTGCAGGTAACACCATCTGCTCTTGATAGGATTAACGTCCGCCGTCTGATGATCTTTATCAAGCGAGAAATCTCTTTGTTTGCAAGAGATATTCTATTTGATCAGAATGTTCAGTCAACTTGGCAGAGATTTTTATCTAGGGTTAATCCATTTTTGACTAGTGTTAAACTTAGGTTTGGATTGACGGATTTCTTAGTCGTTTTGGATGAAACTACGACGACGCCCGACCTGATCGACAGAAATATCATGTATGCCAAGGTATTTGTGAAGCCTGCTCGATCAATTGAGTTTATTGCGGTTGACTTCATGATTACTAACACCGGCGCAGAATTTCTGTAATTTAAATTTTAAAAACTATATATGGTAACGGGCAGTTATCAATAGGAGAAAATAACAATGGCAACAAATTTCTGGGCCAATCCATCAACCGAACCAAAGAGACAACACCGCTTTATTGTACATGTCGATAGCTTTGAGCCGTGGCTTGCCGTCAAGGTTACTCGCCCTTCTTTTACTGTCGGTACTGCGACACATCCGTATCTTAATCATAATTTCCATTACCCGGGTAAAGTAGAGTGGCAACCGGTTAACTTGACGATAGTAGACGCAGGTCCGACTATCGACACTACAAATACCTTATATGATATTCTTATAAACTCGGGTTATGTCTTCCCGGAAGACCCAGAGGAGAGATCAACAATCAGCAAGGCTGGCGCAGTTGGATCGATGGGTGTGGTGGTCATAAAGGAACTTGATGCCTCTGGTGCAACTACTAGTAACTTTTCACTTATAAACGCTTGGATTGAATCGGTCACTTTGGGTGAGTTTGATTACGGTGCGGACGGCATCCTCCAAATGAGTTTAACTCTCAAATATGATTACGCAAAGTACGCAGTCGGCGGCTAAATTTAACTTAAGAGGTATATATGGGTAAGAGAAACAATGAGTTAAGAGTTGGCTCCAAACACAACTCATCCAGTTCGGAAGTCCAACCTGTGGACCAGACCTTTTCCTTCTCATCTCCAACCGAAATAGTGGACTTACCCTCTCAGGGAAGACACTACGGGGAGGAACACCCTCTTCATGGCGTGAACAGTATTGAAATAAGGTTTATGACAGCGAAGGACGAAGACATTTTGACCTCGAAAACCCTGCTAAACAAGGGCCTCGCGTTAGACAGGTTTTTGAGCAACGTTATCGTTGACAAGAACATCAACCTCGCTGACCTTCTCGTCGGTGATAAGAATGCCCTACTAATTGCCGCAAGGAAAACTGGATATGGCTCAGCTTATGACACTAAAGTTCGGTGCCCAAGTTGTGGCGAGACTAGCGAATATTCGTTTAATCTAGATTTTTGTGGGATAGACAGAGGCGCTGATTGTGAAGAGTTAGACGTTGTCCCTGCCGAAACTGGCTATTTTTACGTAAATCTTCCGATTAGTAAAGTTCGCGTAAAAATAAAATTAATGGATGGAAGAGATGAAGCAAGGTTAGTTCATCTTATGAAAATCTCAAAGAAAACAAAGAAAAACGAAGCATCTATTACCGATATGTTTAAGGTTATGATAATCGAAGTAAACGAAACCACAAAAAAGGTCGCAATAAACGACTTTGTTGAATCAATGCCAGCTATGGACTCTAGGTATCTTAGGAAAGTATATGAAAGGATAATGCCTAAAATTGATATGTCACACAACTTTGTTTGTGAAAACTGTGGCTCCGAGACGTATATGGAGGTTCCGCTTAATGCGGAATTCTTTTGGCCTAGATGATAAATATATAGAATCTGTATATGAAGAATTTTTCATATTAAAATATTATGGCAACTGGAGCTTAACAGAAGCTTATAATTTACCAGTTGTTATCCGAAGGTGGTTTTTAAAAAGACTGTCAAAACAAATAGAAGATGAAAATGATGCAGTTAACAACGCACAAGCTTCTTCTAAGAAAAGGTAGTCATTAAAAAGCCGGATACTAATCCGGCTTTTATTTTTTGTTTTAGACTAGTTATATTGAGAAATACCCTATCCCCACTTGGAGGCCTGCCATGACGGAACCAACAGACGCTGCCAAAGCAAGTCAACTTGCCAGTCAATATATTAAAATGCAGCAGGAAACGAGTGCACTTAACCGAGCCTCGGAGGATCATGGTGTACTTCTTGACAGCTCTGTAGAAAAATTAAAAGAAGCAATCCGATTGGAAAAAGATAGGATAAAACTCCTTAATAGGTCTAACGGGTATCTGCTTACCATCGCCGAAACTGCTCAAAAAAACCTCGCAATCGCCCGAGACCAAGAAGCTCACGACGAGGAGAAGATAGCGCGATTAACAAAAGAATCCGAGCTTCTCCTTGAAATGATAAATATATCCGAAAACAAAAGGAAAATTGCCGCCGAGCAGGCAGAGCAAGACAACGAGCGTCGCGAAAAGGCTATAGCCGGTCAAAAAGAATTAAATGAAACTGTTGAAAAATTCTCTAGTAGTGTAAAAGATATTGGGAAAAGCCTGTTGAATATTTTTAAAGGCAATGGATTCAAATCAATGCTCCCTTCTCTTAAGAATTTTCTAGGATCTATGGGACAACTAATAACAAAGTCTGGTTCGGTAGGGAAGGCAATAAAGAATGTTTTTAGCCAAAATGCTATAAAAGGGTTTGGCAGCGCCTTGTCGAGCGTTTCTGCTGGTGCAGTAGACAAGATGGTTCAGAAAACAAAAGAAATGGTCTTGGCGCTTGATGCCGCAAGCACTTCCATGGCGAAACTTACAGGTGGAGGCGAGAATTATAATGATAACCTGCAAAAAGTATATGGAAGTCAACAAACACTCATGCACTCTGTTAGCCAACTGGGAAAGGCGCAAGAAGGCTTATTTCGGAACATGACAGTTTTCTCAAGTCTGTCTAAAGAAAGTCAAAAGGGTTTCTTGGACGTTAACGCCAGTATGGAGAAAATTGGCGTAACTAACTTTCCAGAGACTGTAGATGTTATGACCAGAGCAATGGGACGAAATGTAGAACAGGCTAAAAAAACTGGCGTAGCGATGGTTTCGTTTGCAAAAGATCTTGGTGTGCCAGCATCGGTGATTATGAAGGATTTCCAAGCAGCAGCAGGCAATTTGGCAAAATATGGAAACCAAATGACCAGCCAATTCAAGAAGCTTGCTGCAGTTTCGAAGACAACAGGGGTGAGCGTCCAAGCTATGTTGGGAATAACCGGAAAGTTTGATACGTATGAATCGGGTGCCCAATCGGTAGCGAAATTAAATGCGGTAATGGGTGGGCCATATTTAAATACCGTCAACCTTATGAAAATGTCAGACGACGAAAGAATCAAACAACTTGTCAAACAAGTAAAATTGTCAGGGCTTTTGACCAAGAAAGGAGATAGATTTACGAAGATGGCGCTCACTCAGGCTATCGGAGCTTCTAGCGCGGAGGCGGCGATGAGATTATTAAATATGTCTCAAGCAGAACAACTTAAAAACCAGCAGAAGGCAGCAAAAGAAGAATCAATGCAAAAAGCGATGGCGAACCTCAGAGAGGCGGCATATAAAACAATACCGGTGATGGAAAAAATTGGTTTAATAATGCTGAATATTTTCTCAGAGAGCGGTAGTGCCTCTGAAGTATTAAAATTTATTGAGAAAAGTTTGATCCCCGGCCTTGAGACTTTCGCGAGAGTCGCACGATCGGTTTGGGAAGTTCTTGGCCTATGGATCTTCGCCATTCCAATAATGCTTAAATTAGTTGGAGTATTTATAACTATGTTACCTGCCCTCGCTAATATGACTGCCGCTATTGCCGCATCTGGTGCTGCTATTGCCGGTGGGGGTGCCGCAGGTGGCGTAGGATTGACGGCAGCCCTGACGGCGGCCATGCCCCTTATCCTTAAGATAACCTTGGTAGCAGCTGGATTCGCTGCCGTCCTTCTCCTTATTGCTAGCGCATCGACTCTCTTTTTTGACGCACTAGGAGACAATATACCGAAGCTCGCAGAACATGGCACAGAGATGTTTGTGGTTGCTGGTGGTATAGTGGCGATTGGATATGCTTTGGCAGCAGTGGGTATTGCAGCCTTACCGGCAATAGCAGGGATTGGAGTTATAACTGCTGGCGTCGTCGCTCTCGGCTCGGCAATGAAAGATTTGCCTCAAGCAATCTTAAACCCTGAAAACGGTTTCACGAGATTCGTCGAGGTTTCAACAGAATTGACAACCGATAACGTTGATAATGTTAGACAAATAGTAGAAAAGGCAAATGCTTACCACAAAGGGGTGATTGAAGTTCAAAACAAGACGACCCTTGGACCCGTTACTGATCTTATGGGAGGACAACAGTCAGCAGCTCAATCCGGTCACACACAGTTGCAGCCGCACTATCAAGTTATCTTGGAAGTTGACGGCGACGCGCTAGCTTCTGGTGTGTTCAAGGCGATGGATAAAACAATAACAATGCAGACCGTGGCGAACATGGTATCATAACACTGGGAGTGATTAGCGCGATGTCTGAGACTAAAGAGGAAAGAGAGGCCAAGTGGAAGGCCATTCGGGAAAAAAGGGCCGCCGACGCAAAGGCCGCTCAGGAGAAAAGGGCCGAAGTCGCGGCTGCTCGGAAGAAAAAAAGGGCCGAAGACGCGGCCGCTCGGAAGGAAAAGAATGCCAAGCGGCAGGCCGAGCGGAAGAAAAAAAGGGCCGAAAAGAGAAAGGAAAAAGAATGGGAGAAGTCCCTGAAAAAAGCCAAAGCCGAAGGCGGACGGTTAATAGCTAAGGAGAAACAAAAGGAAAAAAGGGCCGCTAAGGAGGAGAAGGCTTATAAGAAGCGTCAAGCATTAGGCAGGATAAGTCGCGGCATCGACGCCACCTGTAAAACTGAAGAAGGCTACAAAGGAATCTGCAGAGACGCTGGCGAAAAGCTGACCAATGGAACATATTTTCCGAACTATTGTAAGGGAGCAGGACATGTTAAGTGTTTTGTACCCAACCGTATAATCGAAGAAGCAAAAGCACTTGAGAAAATTAAAGTCCTCAAAAATAACTTAGATAAGACAAACAAAAAATTAAGAGGATTTGAGCAAACTAAACAATTTGACAAATTTATGGATAAACTGGATAGAAAAGATAGAGCTCCAACTCACAAGGGATATGTCCCTGCCCACGCTAGATTTTCAAATGAAGACCCTCATAAAGCAACTAACGGAAAAGATGTCACGCCTTCAATTGGCTATGTCACAGTTCAACATGTCCCCTCTGGAAGACTCGCCACGTTTCCAGCGTTCGTAAAAAGCTTTTCTGATACTTTTTCTCTCAACTGGAATGAAGAGCCGGTATACGGAAGAATGGACCCGTTGTATACCTATTCGAACACTAAGAGAAACCTTAACCTGTCTTTTGTAATAGTCGCAGAAAGACATTATGAAGCCGCAAAAAACATGCAAAACCTAGACCAATTAATCCAAAACCTCTATCCTGCATACGAATCTGGTGGAGGCACATCTGCGACACGGCTCGCCGCTGCCCCTTTGTTGAAAATCTCGTGGGGCAACCTAATTAATGGAGGAGGGGGCAGAGGGATGCTCGTTGCCTGCAATAATGTAGCGATCGTACACAATGTTGAGGCAGGCTTCTTCGAATACGGTGGCTCCAGCACCAGAAAACAGCACATAATCCCGAAAGAAATCGATGTTACTTTGTCCTGCAACGTATTGCATGATTTTAACTTAGGGTTTAAGACTAACGGTAAAGCACTTGAAAAGGGTGGGAAAAAATCAAATAGTTTTTATAATTTTCCATATGGGTTTGAAACTGCAAACATTTCTGGCGCGGACCTCAAGATACCACCTAACAAACGCCCACCCGAAGACACAGATGAAACGACAGAACTGGAGGAAAAAAGAAAAAACTTAAAAGACGAGATCGCCCAAATTAAAAAAATGCGGGCAGCGGAGCACTTGCGCCGCGCCTTGAAAATGGACTTCTAAAGGAGAACAACATGCCCAGAGATTATAACTTTTCTACAGATACGATGGACATCGATTTTTTAGAAGGCCCTCAGAAAATATATTATAATTATCTTCGTAGGAGAAACATCAAACGGTTGGAGTTCTATACAACACCGGCTCTTGAGTCTCTTACCAATGAAGAAAAAGCCCAGATTGAAGTAGAGGGCCACTATTGGGCTAGGGGTGACCGATATTATAAAATTGCGCTAGAGTATTATAGCGATGCCTCTTATTGGTGGGTTATCGCTTGGTTCAACCGAAGACCAACAGAGGGTCACATCAAAATAGGTGATTATATCGAAATACCTATAAATCTTCAAGATATCCTAGAATACACTTAATTGGAGTTTACATGACTGAAACAACAAATAGCACATTCAACCCAACCAGCGCTGGCGGTTATACAGAGGCAAAAGATCCTATAATCTTTGACGAACAATGTTATTTGATGTTGTTTTGGAAAGACTTCGTTGATTACTCGAAAGCTTTCAGCCTTTGTTCGATGGAGAGCACCGAAAACCGGTCAAAAAATAAGTTTTTTGATTTTAGACCCAAGAATTTAACACTTTTGGATTCTGAATATCCTGAATTAATACCCTCTTTGTTTCGTAAAAAAAAATATAGCTTCGATTTTTTTAGGATGCTGACACCGAACATTCAAGCATTATTGGTCCCTAAGATAAGAATTTATAAGTTAATACCTAGTCAAAGCAAGAACTTAAGTGGCAATCCAACTGAGTTTGACGAGATGGAGATGTTATTTCCAAATATCGAGTCTCCTTTACGAAGCACTAATAAGATCAAAACAAATATTAGTGGGGTCGGCATAAAATCTTTTTCATATGAACTAGAGGGCGGTCTTCCGAATACTGTTGAACTTTTTATAAAATGTAAATTAAGTATGGTTTTTTC